CGGCGGCAGCGATGAGGGCCTCGTAGGCTTGTCGTCCTTCGGCTCGCTGTTCGGCATCAGTGGTCCCCTCGTAGTTGCTCGCGCCGATGAACTCCGCGTCGCCCGGCGTGGCGCTGAACTTGGTCGGGTAGGCCCGCGCGTACTTGGCCACGTCCTGCGCGAGCGACCCGTCCGTGTCGGCTATGTAGACCGTCGCGCCGTTGGATGTAGGCACAAGTGTATGATTTTCCAAGCCTTTGCCCAGGAGCTGCCGGTGGATGTCGTCCAGCGAGCCAACCGCGTGGGCCGAGTACATCATCCCCTTGCCGTGCGGGTTGGCCGCGAAGCTCAGCACCGCCTTCTGCTGGCCGAGCCAGCCCTTCATCGCCGCCGAGAGCCGGAGCTGCTCAGGCGTGGCGCCGGGCGCGACCATCACCGTGGTTGACTCCGCGCCATCCCGCCACGCGCCGACCCCGCTCTTCTCGGCCTTGTTCGAGATGCCCAGCGTCAGGTCGATGTCCTCGGCCGCCGCCTGGAAGAGCTTGTGCCTGCGGCTCTTGAGCTGCGCCTGCGCGGTCGCCATCGCGTGCGCGCTCGACATCGACGGCAGCTCGTAGATGTTCGGTGACGCGAAGGTCTCGCCGCCCTTGGTCCCATACTTGTAGCGGGTCTCCGGCCCGATCATGTCGTCCTTGCCCGCGTGGTGCAGCACGTCGCGCACGTCCTCGTCCGACAGCCTTTTGCGGATTTTCAGAGCGCCGGAGATGTACCAGGGCGTGCCGCGCCCGGCCTTGCCCTTCTCCACGAAGCGGTAGTTGCCGCCCTCCGGTATGCGGTCGAGCAGCTCGCCGCCGGTCTTGTCCGCCTCGCTCTGCCAGTCCACGTCGTCGGGGACCTCGACCTCGGCCCAGACCCGGTCGCCCTGCCTTTGCGGGAACGCCTCGCGGCTCCAGAGCTGCCGCCCGATGGGCAGCTCGCCGGAGTGCCAGCCGGGCCTGGGCGCGAAGCCCTTGGGCCGGGCGCCGATCTTCGCGGCGATCCAGTCGCCCTCCGGCGTCGGCGTCTTGTTCGAGATGAACAGCGGGTAGAGCTTGCCGTCCCTGCCCTGGCGGAACTGCTTGTAGGCGAGCTTGGTCTTCTTCGGCTCGCCGCCGACCTTGATGTGCGACGGCGGATCATGCGCCTCGGTGACGCCGGGGGACGAGCCGCCAGCGGTCCACTGGCCACCCGGATCGCGCGCCTCGCCAGGGTCGAAGTGCGCGTCGTGGACGTGCAGCCAGACCCGCCCGCTCATGTGATCGGCGCCCGCAGCCTCCGCACGTTGTTGGGCGGTGCGGTGTGGCCCTGCGCGTTCATGCTCGGCTTCGGCGGCAGCTTCGAGCCGCCGCCTTCGAGGTGCGGCACCGGCGGCTTGCCGCTCGGCGGCTTGCCTCCAGGCGGCTTCTCCCCAGGCTTCGGCGGCCCTGCCCCAGGCGGGCCACCTCCAGGCGGCTGGCCGCCCGTCATCGCCGTCATCATCTCGTTCTGCTGCTGTTGCAGCATCTGGTCGGAGATCGAGGGGTCGTTCTGCGCCTCGGCGATGTCTTCCGCCGTGATCGTCGTCCACAGGCCGGTGACCTCGCTCGACTGCTTCAGCTCCTGAAGCGCGCGCTCGCGGTCGATGATCTGCGCGTCGAACGCCTGCACGATGGCGGTCGTGGTCTGCGCCGCGATCTCGCCGCGCTCCTTCTCGGTCATCTCCCGCAGGGGCTTGAAGACGAAGCCGAAGGTCGTTGAGCCGCCCTTCTGGATCGGCTTCTGCAACGGCTGCGGCGGTTCCTGCTGGGGATCGCCCGGCTGCGGCGGCGCCAGATCGTGCGTCGGCTGCGGGTGCAGCATCGGCGGCTTCTGCGCGGACGGCTGGAGCTGCGGCTGCGACTGGAGCCGCTGCTGCCCCATCGGCTGCTCCTGCGGCGGCCGACCCAGCACCGAGCGGTGGACGACTTGCAGGAGCGTGTTCAGCGGCCGACGCAGCTTCGAGTTCTGCTCGCTGGCGATGTCCTGCTCGTACATCTGCATGTCGCTGTCGCCGGTCGAGTTCAGCCCGCCAGGGCTCTCGCCGAAGAGGCGCGTGCGCGGGATTTTCAGCGCGCCGCAGAGCTGATCGCCGAACGCCTCCAGCACGTCGTTGAGGCCGCCGAAGGCGAACTGGAACGCCTCGAACTCGTCGTTGGCGTCCAAGAGGGTCAAGCCCTCGTTGACCTGAAAGCGCCTGACCATCTCCATCTGGGCCAGCAGCGCCTCCATCGGCGGCCCGCCGCTGGCGATGATCTCCCGCAGCTTCTGCACCTTCATGGTTCTGAGGTGCGCCCGGTAGACGAGCTGCGCGATGCCCTGCGTGGTGGAGTCGAAGGCGATCAGGCGGTCGTAGAGCACCTCGATGATCGATGCGCCCCAGCCGTTCTCGGCCCACTTCTGGAAGTACGGCAGCTCGTGCCCCTCCAGCCTGATGCAGCGGCTGTGATGCACCTTCATCGGCGGCACCCCCGGCATGCCCGCCGGGATGTCGTAGTAGCGCGGCTTGCCCAGGTCGGGACCCAGGTCGGTGACGAGGTCGTTCAGGTTCGCCCAAGCCACCCATCGGTCTAATACCAACAGACCCTTGAACTGATCCTTCGTGATGGTGTCCACGCGCAGTTGGGTGGCCGTGTCCTGCCCGTCGATCAGCATGATGGCGATGGCCCCGCCGAACAGCCGCGCCCACCGGATGGTGTCCTTGATCCCGTTCCAGACGCCGTAGATCGCGAGCTGCTGGTCGATCAGCTCGTTGTCCTCCGGCGCGACGCCCTTCAGCTCGACGCCCTTGCGGGTCATGTCCTCGGCGGGCGCATCGACCGCGCGCTGCACGATCCACGAGCCCCGGTACATCCACTCGCAGAGCGTCCTGTTGCGGGTGATCGGATTGAAGCCGTAGGTGCCGCCGCTGGGGTTGCCCAGGCCGCCGCCGCCGCCCGAGCCGAAGGTGCTGCCGGGAAAGCCCGCGCCGCCGCCCAGCGGCCCGATACCGACCCGAGAGGCGAAGTTCTGGAAGCTGTCCCAGGTTCGGCTGGTGCCTGCCTGCACGCGGATCACAGGCTTGGCGGGAACGGCAGGCACTTCAGCCATCGTGACGCCTCGATGCTACGGCGGCCCTATACCATGACGCCCTAGATGCCCCAGCGCTCCTTGTAGAGCCGCTTGCGCTCGGCGTAGGCCTCCTTGAAGGTCAGCCCGAGCTGCTCGGCCGCCGCGTGTATCTCGGCCATCGCCACCGCCTTCATCAGCATGCGCGCCGCCTCCTCGGGCGTGTAGACCGGCCTGGGCGGTTGCAGCTTCAGCTTGATGGTGGGCGGCGGTCGCTCGATCTCGCGCGGCGGCCCAGGCGTGCGCCCGTTCAGCATCGCCTTGTAGCGCGCCATCCGGAAGTCGTCGGGCATGCCGACATCAGTGACACCAACTCAGCGCCAGGGCGATGATGAGGACGCCCGCACTGATCGAGAGCGTCCAGACCCAGCGCATCACGCCGCGCTCCCTACTTCGGCGCCTTCGTCGGAGCGCGCTCAGGAAGCTTTTTAAGTCGCGATCCGGGTTTGGGTGTGGTGGGGCCAAGCTGGACATCCAGCTTGTCTATATGAACCTCTGCCGTGTCGAAACGGCGAAGCAGCGCGTCAGGGCGCCGCGACCCTTTGCCTCTGCCGAAGCCTCGACCGACGCCCGGCTGCTGCACGTTCTCCTTGCCCATCAGCTCCGCATCCAAAGCTCCAGAGACGCCACGCAGGCCGGGCAGATCACCTGATCCTCGGCCCAGCCGCCCTTGCGATGCGGCAGCTCCAACATACGCCAGTTCGCTGGCCTGGGGTGTGGATCGTCGTTGCGCTCTGGCGTGTCCCGCCGCTGGCAGCGGTCGCACGTCCAGACGGCGCGGAACATCACGGCCTCGCCTCGGTCTCGTGCCCGCCGTCCTCGCTCTCCCAGCGCACGCACTGCCACGCGCCCTGGCCGAAGCTGCCCAGGATGTCGAACTCGCCGAAGTCCTCGCGCAGCGAGGCGCGGTAGAAGATGTCCAGCGAGCCGTCGTCCTGCTTCACCCAGCCGACGCCGTCCTCCGCGCCAACGTCCCAGGTCTCGGTGTCGCCCGAGATCGTCAGCACCGTGAGCGTGCCCGAGCCCGCCTGCTGGATCACCATGCCGTCCGCTTCCCGCCGCCAGTTCACGATTCAAACCCTGCCTTGAAGCGCGGATCGCGCAGCATCTCGGCGCGGAAGGCGTCAAGCTCGGCGGCGATCAAGTCCATGCGCTTGAGATCGGCCTCGGTCGCCTCGTGGTCGCCGGGCTCCAAGACCACCATGATGCTGGAGAACAGGTGCTGGGCGCCCGCCATGAACGCCATCCGCATCTCCCTGATCTGGATCGGCGGCGCGTTCTCGGGCACCGCCGCCAACTGAAGCCCGACCCAGCCGGACTCGATCAGCCGACCCTCGTCGGCCAAGGTCTTGGTCAGCTCCCGCAGCAGCCGGTCGCGCATGTCGCTCATATCAGCCCCAGCCTCCGCAGGACGCCGGGCTTGGCCAGCACCGGCGGCTTCGGCTTCACGTACTCGGCGAACCAGCCGACGTGATCGTCCTTCGAGCCGCCGACCCGCTTCCATTCGCAGTCGCACCACGACAGCCCTGGCACCAGCGGGTACTGCTCCAGCAGCAGGCCCGGCCCCTCGACCGGGCCGCACTGGTCGCAGAAGTTCGGCTTCGGGTCGGTGAAGCCCGCCACGATGGCGCGCGTGCCTGGGAAGATGATGTAGACGCCGCGCCCAGGCGTCCAATCAGCGCCGACGATGCGCTGACGGATCGCCTGCACCACGTCGCCCTTGCCGATGTCGCTCATGAGACCCTCGCAAAGAGAACGATCACGCAGATCATAGCCACCCCGCACAGCGTGAAGAACAACGGCCAGCCCGCATCACGGTCTGGCTTTGGACGGTTCCAACTCATATCAAAAACTCACTGAGGTCACGCTTCGGCATATCAGCAAAGCAAAGCCCCGGCCAGAGGGGGAACCTGACCGGGGCACTGGGGGCAAGCTGTGACGCTCAGTTTGGCCAGGAGCC